AAAACACAAACTATTGGACTAATGGATTTTAATTTGCTTGCAAGCTTTCAAGATTATTTGGAAAGTCAAATTCCAACCTCTACAAGTCAACTTACCAATGATAGTGGGTTTATAACTAGTTACTCTGATGAAAAAGTTAAACAACAGCATGTTAGTTCTGGTATAATTCGTTCTTTATTATTAGCTGCTAATAGCAATACTAGCGATATTACTTCTTTTGCATATAAGCATACGGATTTAGCATATGGTTTTGATGAGGATGGTGGCGTATTATTTACTCCTAATATATGGGTAGGTATAGGGACACAGACAGGTAAAATACGTTTAGGGCCTACTTATTTAATTGGACCTTCTGCAGGAAGTGATAGTATAATTACATTTCCTGCAGCAACGGGAACTGTTGCATTAACCTCTGATATTCCATCCGTTCCTTCGTGGGCGCTTCAATCTAGAAAACCAACCTACACGGCTAATGAGGTTGGCGCGCTTCCAAGCACAACGGTTATACCATCAAAGACAAGCGACCTTACAAACGATTCCGGCTATTTAACTGCCTCTGACATTGCTTCTGTAATGTCCTACAAAGGTACAAAGGCAAACTACGCAGCCCTTCCATCTACTGGCAACACAACTGGTGATGTATGGCATCTTACAGATACCGGCGCGGAATGGGCATGGGATGGAAGTGCATGGCAGGAGTTGGGTACTGCGATTGACTTAAGTGGATATCTTACTAAGAGCGAGATTGCCGATTGGGCGAAGCAGTCTACGAAGCCAACGTATACGGCGGCCGAGGTAGGTGCGATTAGTACGTCTCATGTGGTTAACGGGATTACAAGTACGGATATAAGTAATTGGAACGGGAAGATTGATAATCAATATATAGGCTATTTAGATAATCATAATTTATACATTCCAAAAGAATGGACTTATTATAGTGGTACATCTAGATTTAGTTATTATGTTCCCTTTTATGTAAAAGGTACTAATACACCTACTATTTCTAGTACTTCTAAGGTTAGAACAATAGGTACTACTACTGATTTATTTTCATTTGGTACTATTTTCATAGATAATGTAAAACAATCTGGTACTGTTACATTAGAAGAAAATAAGTTATATATGTATCATTTAAGTGATGGGGAGACTGAGATATATACAGTAGCTAATTTATCTGATATACCAGACACCTCTTCTTTCCTAACTTCTGAAACTGACCCTGTATTTAGCGCGAGTGCGGCTGCGGGAATTAGTGCGACAGATATAAGTAATTGGAATGGAAAAGTTAATAAGTCTGGTGATACCATGACTGGTAACTTGACTATGGGTGATAATGAATTGCTTTTTATACATGATGGTAAAACCATAGGTATAAAAGGAACTCATTATTATCAAAGCAATTATGATACTACATATTATGGAATTAGTTTTCGCGTTGGAAGTAGCAATGCAATTTTATTACGAAATGTTAAGTCTCCAATTACTGATTCTGATGCAGCCAATAAAGCTTATGTAGATAGCGCAGTTGGTGGAATTACGGTACCAACAAAGACAAGTGAGTTGACGAATGATAGCGGATTTATTACGAGCTATACGGATGAGAAGGTTAAAACAGAATCTGTTACTAATGATGGCAATGCACGATATTTAGTTTTTGGTAGCAATACTGGAAATGCAGAAACTAAATATCATAGTAATGCTTTACGTTATGCTTTATTAGAGAATAATTATGCACTATTTTCTGTTGGAGATTATAGTCATCCAGGAAGAATACATATAGAAAGCGGCGATAGGAATACAGGTAATGGAGTCAATTTAGTAACTTCAGCCACTACAGGAAGAACAATTACCTTACCAGATGCAACTGGTACAGTAGCTTTAACCTCCGACCTTCCAACACGCTACACTTCCTCTAATACAACTGGTTATCTAACAATGGCAGACTTACCAATTTGGGATGGAACGGTGGTGATGTCATGAGTACAACAGTAACATATAAAGGAAATACAGTTGCTACAGTTAGCAACGCTACCGGCACCCTTAAAACAGCTGGTAAATATCTGGAAGGGGATGTCATTTTGACTGACACTACCTCAACCATCGTCGTATCCGAAACATATGATACAAACGGTGGTATTATAAAAACAATTACCACAACTGGTGAAGTTAATTTACAAGCTAAAACAATTACACCGACCACTTCAGTTCAAACAGTTAATCCAGACACTGGTTATGACGGATTTAGTCAAGTAATTGTCAATCCAGGTGGAGGTGGAGGCGGCAGTACAATCAATAACCAAGATAAGACTGTTGACCCTTCTACTTCTAAACAAACGATTAGTGCTGATTCGGGTTATACCGGTCTTGGCACAGTTACAGTTAATGCAATGCCGAGTGGAACTGCTGGTACTCCATCCGCAACTAAAGGAACAGTTAGCAATCATTCAATTACTGTAACCCCAAGTGTAACAAATACAACTGGTTATATTACAGGTGGTACAAAAAATGGTACTGCAGTTACAGTTAGTGCAAGCGAACTTGTAAGTGGAACACTCTCAGTTACGTCAAACGGAACCAAGGACGTAACAAACTATGCTAGTGTAAATGTTAATATATCAAGCGAAGCACCGACAATAGAGTCACTTAGTGTTACGCCAAGTGAATCAGAGCAAACTTTTAATGCTTCAACAGTTGATGGGTATAAGCCAGTTACAGTTAGCGCAATCTCTTCAACCTACGTAGGTTCTGGTATCACCAGACGAAGCTCAACCGACCTTACAGTTTCTGGTGCTACAGTAACTGCACCGGCTGGTTATTATAGTGCGGCGGCTTCAAAAAGTGTAGCCTCTGGTAGTGCCAGCGCGCCTAGTTCGATTTCGGGTACGTCTGCGTCGGTTACTACTGGTACAAACACACTTACTCTTACAAAGACCGTAAGTGTTACACCGGTTGTAAGTGCTGGCTATGTTTCAAGTGGTACAGCAACTAATTCATCAGTTAGCCTCACTGCATCAATACCGGTGAACCCAACAGTTACAGTATCAGGCGCAACTGTTACAATACCGACTGGCTACTATACAGCTCAGACAACAAAATCTGTTGCTTCTGGTAGTGCAACTGCACCTTCAACAATTAGTGGCACGGCCGCGAGTGTAAGTACGGGCACAAATACATTAACCTTAACGAAGACTGTTTCGGTAACTCCAACAGTCAGTGCGGGTTACGTCAGCGCAGGTACAGCAGGCAATAGTTCAGTTAGTTTAACTGCATCAGTACCTACAAAAGCTGCTGCAACAATAACCCCTTCAACGACAAACCAAACAATTGCCTCTGGTACTTACCTCACTGGTACACAAACCATTTTAGGAGATGCTAATTTGATTGGCTCAAACATCGTTCAAGGAGCAACAATTTTTAATATAAATGGAACAGCAACATTCCAAAGTTACTACACAGGTTCATCTGCTCCGGCTTCCTCTTTAGGCAACAACGGAGACATTTATTTACAGGAGTAGACATATGAGTAGAGTAGAACAAGGAATTGAAATTAATAGACAACATATCTACAATGTAGAACATAATATAAGTGAAGAGGTTTCTTTTGTAGACCAGATTTTATCTCTGGGCTACAAAGACCTTGAAGAATTTTTCAATGAAAAAATTGAATATGAAATGCAACATGTGCTTAAAGGTAAGGTCTACTCAGTAGAACCAAAAGATGCAATGCCTACACTGCGCCGGCTCGTTCAAAGTGGCGAGTATGGAATTGTATCAGTCTATACAAATGAGACATGTGTTCATCACGGACAAGACCCAACGAAGTACCTCAACGAGGACTACTGCGCGCAGCACAATATACCAATTTATCCGTATGATTCGTTTGGTGGCAATATTGTTGCTACAAAAGATGATTATAGTGTTGCTTTACTTTTACCTTTAACAATTGATATTTCTGCGGGTTTTGTGTTACAGAAAACTAAAGAAATTCTTCAGCGATACTTTGATGATGTAGATGTTGTAGATAATGATATACTAATTAAAAATAGAAAAGTAGCGGGTGCGACAAGCTTTGGTACAGAGCGTTATTTCTTTCTTATCTATCACTTCTCAATGAGTGAGAAAGAAGATTTAATAACTGAAATCTGCGGCGCGCCTACGTCTGGCAAACGTCCTGGCTACATTGATACAGCAATTTTGCCAACTGAAAGACTAATGGAGGACTTCTTATCATGGCTACAGGGACTTTAACCTTTATACCAAATGCTGATATCTCCGTTAGTCACAGCAAAAGTAGTGGTTCAACGGGATATACATTATTAACCACAAATGACGATGACTCTACATATATTTATCAAACGTTAAGTTCCACTTCGTCAACAAGCGTGAATTCTGTATTTACTCTTGGTATAGACGGCACAATGCCAGAAGATTATATCAAAATTACGGCCGCGCGCCTTTACTCAAGAGCAAGAATTGGTGCTAATGATGAAAGTGGTACATATCGTTGTTATTTTGCAGCGGGTACAACAGCAGGCGGGTCAAGTAATAATGCTTCAACCTATCGAAGTTTAACAAGTTCATATACAACAACCGAAGCTACAAGCACAGAGTTGGTTGAATCTATCAATAGTTTAATAACTAAAGATGAATTTCCAGTTTTATCAGTTAAAGTAACAACAACTGGTACGAAAAGTAGTTCTAAAAATGCCAGTAATGGATATATCAGAGTTACACAAGTTTATCTTGAACTTGACTATGAAACTCAAGAATATGTACCTGACATACCAGACATTCCATCTGAAGACCCTACCGAAACATACCATTCAATTACTATTTCTTCAATTAATGCGACAACTGACCCAGCTAATGGAACAGTTCGTGTAGTTGAAGGAACTGACCAAACTATTACAATCTATCCAACTGACCCAGTACTTACGTTGGCTTTGGATAATGGAGTTGATATTACAAATCAGCTCGGTGGTAGTGGTTTGCCAAATAATACTTATGAAGTTGGAGAACGCTCTGGCGCCTCCTATGGATTTGTAAAGAATGGTAATTATTATGAGTCACAAAATAAAGGTGTTGATTCATCTGCGGCGCTTTGTAGAGTAACACTTGAATGTGAAACAGAAGCTTTATTAACAATTAAATATATTTTATATACTTCCTCTGATGAGTCAAGATATGACTATGCTATGTTTGGTATATTAGATACTGGTTTAGTAACTAGTAACTCTGAAGATACATCTACTAGAGTATATCATAGTGCAAAAGGTGAATCGTCTACTAGTGAACAAACACTTACATATACAATTCCAGCTGGAAGTCATTATTTTGATATTAAATATCGTAAAGACACTAGTTATAGCTATGGAAATGATTCACTTCAATTTAGAATTGAATCGATTGCATCTACTGCAGGTGGTGGTGAATTTACTTATACACTTCCTGATGTGTCAAAACGTCATAGTTTAACTTTTGTATTTGGTAGTGTAGATTATTATTTTGTATCTGCTTCTGGCGGTAATGGTTGTAGAGTATTTCCGGATGGACAACAGGTCAAATTAGCTGGTGATAGTTATTCAGTTACAATTGTACCAGATAATATTAACGATACAGTTGTCTTGTTTGATAATGAGATTGACCGTAGTTCAGAACTTATACGAACAGAAACAACTGATAAGTCTGGTAGTACGATTGTTGTATATACTTATGAATTGTCAAATATTGATACTGAACATCGCATTGTAGCAGGTTGTACTTCAACTAATACGGCTAAAATATATTTGAAAGTGAATGGTTCTTGGAGACAATTCTCTAAGATATATGTTAAAATAGATGGCGCTTGGGTTGAACAGAATGCGCTAGTGTGGTCTGCGTTGTTTGATACAAG